ACCAAAAAACGTAGTATCAATTACTCCTATTCTTGTTGATCCAGATTATACATATATTGACTTAGAAGTTTATTTTAAATACAACCCTAATGTTGCTAATATTGATGAAGCTACTTTATCTGAAAATATTAGGATAGTGATTGATGATTATGATAATAATAATCTAAAATCCTTTGGTGGTGTATTTAGAAATTCAAATCTATTACAAGTTATTGATAATTCAAGTGTTGCTGTTATTTCAACAATTATGCGAATTGAAATGTCTAAGAAATTTATCCCTGAGTTAGGTGTTGAAAAATTATATACATTTGACTTTAATCAACCCATTGCATATTTATCTGGTAAAACTCAATATGTAACATCTACTGAATTTACTTATAGAGGTGAATCATGTAGATTAAAAGATTATTTAGACACTGAAGAAAATAAAAATATTATTCAAATCATTGGCGCCACAAGTACTATATTAAATCCTAATGTTGGATATGTAAATTATAATACAGGCGAAGTAGTTTTAGAAGGATTTGCCCCTGATTCAATTGTAGGAGTTCATGATTATCTTAAGATTATTACTAAGCCTGCATCATCAGATATATCTCCTATGAGAAATGAATTGTTAACAATCAATTCGATAACAGCTATAATTCAAGGTACTATTGATACAATGGTAACCGGTGGCACAACGGCTGGTATTGATTACACAACGGTAAGTAACTAATGGCGATTAATATATCATCATTTGTAGATGATTTAGTACCTGATCATATTAATCAGGACTATCCTGAGTTAATTGAATTCATTAAGGTATATGCTTTATATCTTGAAAGGGTAAATAAATCTGCATTTTATCTAAATCAAATTGATCATCAACGTGATATTGATTTAATCGAAGAACATTTATTAACAGAATTACAAAATGAAATTGGCGCACCAATACCTAGAGATTTTGCTGCTGACCCAAGATTATTTTATAAACACCTTGTAGAATTTTATCGTTCAAGAGGAACACCAGAATCTATTAAAGCTTTCTTTAAATTAATTTATGATGATGAAGTAGATATTTATTTCCCAAGAGTGGATATGTTAATCCCTTCTGATGGCAAATGGTTTGAACAAAAAGCAGATATTATTGCTAATCATACTGATTATACTCCAACATATACTTGGACATTAGTAGCAAAAACATTTATTATTAATATGGATTCAGACCAAGGGTTTGCTCCTAAGTTTAATGATGATATAGTATTTATTAATGATGTTTATGCATCAAATGGTGACTATAAAGAAACAGTTTATTATGATGCAGGTGATAATGAGATGAAATACTCTCTTATATTTACCAATGAATTAGCAATAGGTGATGTAGTTAAAGTATATCCTAAAGGTTTATTTACTACCGTTGATGGTTTCTTATCTGATAAGAAATATATTCAAGATTCTTATTTCTATCAGAAGTTTTCTTATGTACTTAAGACTGGTAAAAATATTAATGATTGGAAGAATGCATTTACTAGATTAATTCACCCTGCTGGATTTATATTCTTTGGTGAGATTCTTATCTTTATTAAGATAATTGCATCCAATTTAAATATTCAACCTGGTAGACAAGGCTCAGGGCTACCATTAAATATCAATGTATCACCTGTTTATATGCCACCGAGTGTAAATGAATTAGGTACTTATGTTGAGAAAGAATTACAATATGTAAGATCTAATTCCAGAATAGGTATGTGGAATCATTTGGAGAATGTTAAATTCTGGAATTGGAGACCAATACTAGAATATGGTGCATATACCATAGAAGATGTTATAAATAACAATATAGGATTACAGTTAGGTGCAAGAATTTGGTCTTGCACCCCTAATGATCCTGCAACAGATATATCGTATACTTCAACTGAGTGTACTATACAAACATAACGGAGAGACAATAAATGTCAGCAATTATAACAAGTAAATTTAGATTAGATACAACTGAAAAATTTGTTGACAGTCTAGCATCAAATACATTTTATATGGGTTTGGGTAGATCAAACGCATGGACGGATGATACAACACCTGATAATCCATACGAAAATGATTATACAACAAATACTTTATGGGAAAATATGTTTGCCATGAAAAAATGTGAATCAGTGGATATTATTTATTCATCACCAAGAACTCTATGGGTTTCTGGTGTTTCATATGCAGAATATGATGATAGAGATATTAACCTAGAAGGAAAGAATTACTTTGTAGTATCAGATAATAACAATGTTTATATGTGTCTTAAAACAGGTGGTGTGTCTACTACCAACCCTGATATTGCCGGTGTAACAACAGCGGGTGTTATTGATCATGCTTCAACTGATGGTTATATATGGAAATATATGTATACGATTCCAGTTGATACAGGTTCTAAATTTCTTACTGCTTCATTTATTCCGGTACAATATATAACAGCGGCACCTGCTCCTGGTGCAGATACAGCATTAATTAATCAATGGTCTGTACAAGATAATGCTATTGATGGTGCCATTTATAATATTAAAATTGTTTCTGGTGGTACAGGTTATACTTCTGCTCCTACTGTAACAGTGTCAGGTAATGGTACAGGTGCTACTGCAACAGCGATAGTAACTGGTGGTATTATTACTGATATTGATATGACTGCGGTTGGTACAGGTTACACTAAAGCAGTTATTACCGTTACAGGTGGTGCTGGTTCTGGTGGTTCATTAAGACCGGTCATTGGACCAACAGGTGGTTTTGGTAAAGACCCACGAAATGATTTAAGATCTCATTATGTAACTATTAACAAAGTATTTAATGGTGATGAGAATGGTGATATTCCTGCCACAAATGATTTTAGACAAATAGCTTTAATTAGAAATCCAATTGACGCAGCAACATCTACTACTGCGGCTAATAATGCTTATACAACAACTAAATCATTATCGGTTGCAACCGGTGGCTCATTTGCTGCTGATGCTATGATTGAAGGCACAAGTACTTCTGCAAAGGCTATGGTAATTGAATATGATGCAACCAATGGTATTATTTATTTTATACAAAATGAAGATACAGGTTTTGTTAACTTTACCGATGATGATAATATTAGAGTTGTAGGTGATACGGGTGGTGGTGTTGATTGTACTGCAGTTAATGTTGCTGGGATTACACAATATTCTGGTGATGTTATGTTTTTGGAAAATAGAACTTCAGTTAGTAGAGGCGTAGATCAAATTGAAACTATCAGATTAGTTATCGCATTTTAAATTAGGAAAAAGAAATGGCAATTAAGTTTAACATTGAACCATATTGGGATGATTATAATACCCCAACAGCGGACGGATTAACTCCAAAAGAAAAATACAATAAGATGTTATTCCGTCCTGGCCATGCGGTGCAGGCAAGAGAATTAACTCAAATGCAATCAATGCTTCAAAACCAAGTATCATCTATTGGTGATCATATGTTTAAAGAAGGATCTATTGTAATACCAGGTGGTGTATCAATATATAATAAGATTGATTACCTTAAGTTATCTGCAGTTAATACTACTAATATGTCAGAACTTATTGGTGTTGAATTTATATCTGGTACCAATAAAGCAAAAGTAGTACACGCCGAGGCAGCTACTGATACTGATCCAGTAACACTATGGATTAATTATACATCAGGTGATAAGTTCGTTGATGGTACTACATTAGCAGATACCACAACATTAACAGCAACAGTTGCGTCAAGTGGTTATGGTTCTCTTGTATCAGTTGATGATGGTATTTATTACATTAAGAAACATTTCACTATTGTTAAGAAATCAACCATTATACTTTCTAAATATACAACGGATGTATCATATGATGTTGGTTTAAAGATTACTGAGTCTATTGTTTCTTCAGGTGATGATGCAACATTAAATGATAACGCGGCAGGTTCACCTAATGAATCTGCTCCAGGTGCTCATAGATATTCTATTACAACAACATTAACTAAACAGGCAAACAATGCCAATATAGGTAACTTTGTATTACTCGCTAGATTAGTAAGTGGTGATATTGTTAAACATGCAAGAGTTTCTGATTATGCTATTCTTGAAGATACATTGGCGAGAAGAACATTTGATGAGTCTGGTAATTATACAGTTAATCCATTCCCTGCACAAATTAAAGATAATGTTGGTGGAGATACAACCAAATTAACTATTGGTATTGAACCTTCGAAAGCTTATGTAAGAGGTTATGAAATTCAAACTCTTAATACAACAAACGTTGATCTTAAAAGAGCAAGAGATGCTGATTTAGCCGCTGATACTGTAACTGAAGTTTCACATAATAACTATATTGATGTGAGTGGTGTTACAGATTTACCTGAAATTGAAAACTTTAATATAGTTCAATTATTAAATAGTGGTGGTATACAAACAGGAACTGTAAGAATTAGATCAATACAAGCATTAGTAACAGCTGGGCAATATCGACTACATGTATTTGATTTAATAGGTACCATATCAAGTGCCGTAAGTATTGATTCACCTTCAAGTTCATTTAATGCAACTACAATCGTTGCTTCAAACTTGGCGACAGATTCATTACTATATTCATTACCATACACAAGAATTAAAACATGTTCTGCAGAAACTGATCCATTAAGCCCTGCAGATTATAATTATAGATTTGAAGCCAATAGAGTATTTAGAGGTGTTGTTGCTTCTACTGTAGGTGGTGATATTCAGGTAGCATTTAATATTGGTTTAGCCAATGAAGTATTTGGTAATAAGGAAACAGACACAAATTGGATTTTAGTTAATACCACTGATAGTAGTACTATTGTTGATTTTGCTTTGGCTGATTTAACTATTGATGGTTCAGGTAATATTGCAACGATTGGTAATTTGGCAGCTACTTATACAGGTCCTGATGCATCACCTAATGGTAATACATTCTCATTAGTTGCTCCAATTATTGTAACGAAGGATCATAAATCTAAAACTTTGGTTATAGATAAATTAACAGTATTACCTGATACTGCCGACTTCACAAATCCTGTTAACTTAGGACATTGTGATGTGTTACGTATAACTTCTATTGTGGAAGGATCCGATGATGTAACAGAACACTTTGATTTTTTCAATGGCCAAACCGACACACATTATGGAGTAGGTTCTGTTCAACTTAAAGCAGATACTAACTATACAGTTAATGCTGATTTAACAGTAAAATATGATTACTTCGATCATGGTATTGGTGATTTCTTTACTATTGATTCTTATTCAATTGATTATGCAGATATTCCATCTCATAACGGTATTGAATTAAGATCAGCTGTAGACTTTAGACCAAGAATGAAAGATGGTGGTGGTGGTTTTGATGGTACTGGCGCAGCACTTGGTTCATGTCCTAGACCTAATACACAATTTGAAACTGATATCCAATATTATTTAAATAGAATTGATAAAGTTTATTTAGATAAAGATGGTGAGTTTGGAGTACTTGAAGGTGTATCTGATCTTAATCCTAAAGAACCTGGAACACCTAAAGACGCAATGGTATTATACCATTTGTTTATTCCAGCATTTACATTAACACCTAATGAAGTATCAATTAAGTTTATTGAAAATAGAAGATACACAATGCGTGATATTGGTAAATTGGATAGACGAATTGGTAACTTAGAATATTATACAACTCTTTCTTTATTAGAAAAGGAAGCAGAAAATAAACAAATTTTAGGTAGTACTGGTATGGCTCGATGGAAGTCAGGCTTCCTTGTTGATTCATTCACATCAACTAACATTGCAAGAGCTACATCAAATGAATTTAGATCTGGTATTGATAGAAGTACTGGAACATTAAGACCTTTATTTAATGAAGGTAATATTGGTTTTGAATATGATTCAACATCTACTACACAACGTACAGGTGATTTAGTTACATTACCATATACAACTAAAACTATTATTTCACAAACACAAAGTTCAGGTACAATTAATGTTAATCCATTTGATGTATTTAACTGGACAGGTTCATTATCACTTTCACCATCTTCTGATGAATGGAAAGATACTGAAAGAAGACCACAATTAATTGTGAATAATGATGGTGTGTTTGATGCATTAAGAGATATTGTTGACGCGACTGTATCAACAGGTACCGTATGGAATTCATGGCAGACTAACTGGAGTGGTTCTACTTCTTCATCGTCTACATCTACCTCGACATCAACTAACTGGTGGTTTAGAAATACAACACAAACAACAAATACTACCACGACTACTAATACAGGTCAAAATAGATCAGGTGTTAATACCACTATTGGTACTGATACAGTAGAAACAAATATTGGTGATCGTGTTGTTGAAGTTAATTTTGCTCCATTTATGAGATCAAGATTGGTTGAATTTACAGGCACAAGAATGAGACCTAATACTCAGGTATATCCATTCTTTGATGGTATAAGTGTTGTTGATTATGTATCAACGACTGCTTCTTCTGTATTGCCATCAGTTGGTGTTAACACTAATACAGTTCACCCGGCAGGTGCTACTACATTAACGACGGATGCTAATGGTGCTATTACTGGTACATTCTTTGTACCTAATAATGAATCATTAAGTTTTAAAACTGGTGATAAGACATTCCTGTTAACAGATTCTTCTGTTAATAATGAAGAAGATACTGGTACGTTTGCCTCTGAAACATATTCGGCAAAGGGATTAATTGAAACAAAAGAAAATGTAGTTATTTCAACAAGGGTTCCTACAATTCAAAGAACTAATGTTTCTGATTCACGTGTAATTACTTCAACGTCAACATCATCTTCATCGAATACATCAAGTCAAAGAATTAGATGGGCGGATCCTCTTGCACAATCTATTTTATTAGATATTGATGGCGGTGCATTTATTACATCACTTGAATTATTCTTTAGTACTAAGGATGCAAACATTCCTGTTCAAGTACAATTTAGAAAAATGGATCAAGGTATACCAACACAAGAAGTTATTCCATTCTCTGATATAACTATGAATGCAGCTGATGTGAATGTCGATGGTACTTCAACCAAATTCACATTTGAAGCTCCGGTTTATTTACAAGATGGTATTGAATATTGTTTTGTTATTATGGCTAACTCAAATGAATATAAGGTTAAGTATGCAGAAATTGGTGCTGAAGATGATGCAGGTAATAGAATTTCTAAACAACCATATAATGGTGTTATGTTTAAATCACAAAATGCTTCTACTTGGACACCAGATCAAAATAAAGACTTAACATTTAAGATGAATCGTGCAGTGTTTAATATTACAGCTCCAGCATCACTTGTTCTTAAAAATACTTTATTACCTACAAGAGCTTTAACAAATGATCCATTCCAAACAGTTAATAGTTCAGCCGAGGTTGTTGTAACACATAAAAACCATGGTATGCTCAATGGTAATTCAGTTACTATTGCAGTTGAAGAATCAATTACTTCTATTAATGGTATTCCATTAGCTGAAATTGAAGCAACACATACAATTTCAAATGTTGAACGTGATAGATATACTATTACAGCTACCACTGTTGCTACAGGCACCGGAATTGATGGTAATAATACTGTAACCGCTACACAAAACTTGGCATTTAACACAATATATCCATTGGTACAAGAAATTACATTACCAAATACTGGTATGGTTTGGGGTATTAAAGATTCAACAGAAAATACAGGTATTCTTGGTTCTACTTACTTACCTGTTATTATTAATGAGAATTATACCCCAAGTACAGCAAAGGTAGTTAAACAAGGTTCAACTTCTTCATTATACTTAAATGGTATATTTGTTTCATCGAAAGATAATATATCACCTGTGGTAGATATGGATAGATGTTCTGCTATTACTATTTCAAATAGAATTGATAACCCTGCAGCATCAGCTGCTGCCGGTTTTAATGTTGTCC